GGTGATTGGTGTATTGTTACGAGCAAAGATAGAGCAAGAGTTCAAGCTGGTATTTCAAAATATGCAAGAGGTAGATACTCTTTCTATCAACATCCTGAACAAGATGGTCAGTATGTTTTTACAATAACCAAATGAATGTTGGTTTAAATACTTAGCAGGATTTTGAAATACAAACAGCTAAGAAAACGAGAATAAGAACTAGCGATGTGTAAAATATTGACCTGCACTAGGAGGTTGCTACTAGTCTCATAGAGGAAATGCTTATTGAGGTTTGTTAGTTTTCCAAGAGTATAGAAAAACTAACAATTAAACTTGAGTATTGGCAAGTATAGACCAATGACCTTAGAGGCGAAGGAAGTAAGTCCAAGAGAGCAGACACACACCACAAGTTCGGAATACCTGTTAGCAAAAGACCTCAGTATACGAGTGGGAGATAGTTAGACACAATCTATTGAGTGCAAAGTTTTACAGTAAGCGGTGTGCATATATAAGAGGAAAGCACTTAAATATTTCCTGTTAGATCGGGCTAAAACTATAATGCCAAGAAAAGTTAAAACAATAGATCTTATAAACAGAGCCGTATATATATTGAGGTTTCGTTAGTTTAAAAGGGTTTTCGAAATGAAAGATAAGAACTCCCTGCCAAGAGCAGAAAAAACTAACACAAAGTGTGGCTAACCTTTAAATCGGACTTAATTGTAGCGAAAAGGTTAGACCACACGACAGTTTTAAAGTGTGATTAGGTGTTGCAGTATACTAAAGTTAAAATAAAAACGAGGCAACTTTTAACCCTAATCACACGACAGTTTTAAAAATGATTAGACTCACGAGCTATTATAAAAACCTTCAGCTTTAGCATATGATTCACGAGGAGGTTATAGATGAAAGTAGGATGAGAACTAAACCGAGTACTACGCTAATCATTTTAGTGTGGTCAAGTAGCGCAGGTAGTATACAAATGCCTAGACAAAGAAGCCTTTCTAGGATGCTTGACCACACGACAATTTTAATATGGTGTATCATTGGAAAGTCGACGTAATACTTAATGAGAACAAAATAAATGCCTCCAAGTTCTCGCCACACAGTTTCAAAAGGTTAAGAGCAGTTGCCTTAAAATTAATTGCTCAGAATAATAGAGGGAAACTATGGATATTCAAACAAGAAATAACGAAAGAATATTAAATGATCTCGGTGATTATGGAGATGCTGAATTTAATGTTAGCAGGATGCCTTTGATAACAGGTAGGCATGGTATTATGACTGACAATATTATTATGACAAATTCTATTGATACTCATGTAGCACTTGTTCGTAATGATAACAACCAAGTATTAAGTATTGTGGGTAAAGGTTATAATCCTGTTCCACATCAAGTAGCCTTTAATACTGCCGAGGATGTTATGATGAGGTCTGACTTGAATCTTACAGATATAAGTAGACATACAGCAGTATCACATAATGGCGCAAGAGCATATAGCACTTGGACATTGCCTGAACACAGAGTTACATTGAGAAAAGATGATGATGTAGCACTCCAAATATCAGCACGAAACAGCTATGATGGTTCATGGTCGTTTGTTGTTGAGGTTGGTGGTTACAGATTTATATGTCTAAACATGCAAGTGTTCGCAAATAACTTTGCAATCCACAAATCTAAACACACTCAAGGCTTAAACCTAGACCGCATTGCTAGTCGTTTATCAGATGCAATCATGTTCTATGACCAAGAGACTGAGTTGTGGAGAGAAATGGTTGATACTAGAATAAATGATAATGAAGCTATGGGTGTGTTAGCACACTTGGCTAATTCTAAACCAGCACAAGCACATTTGAAATCAGGGATGACACCAAGTTCTATATTGTTTGAGCCTGATGTAATTAGAAACAAAACACTATATAATCTTTACAGTTTATATTGGTTTCAAAATAAAAGGAAACTTGAGAAAACTGCATGGGCTTTATATAATTCCATGACTGAATGGGCAACACATGAAACTCCCAAAAAGAGAACTTCATTAAATAACGTGGCATCTATTAGAGTTGACAGACTTGAGAAAGTTAGAAAGACTTTAAATAATAAGATGTTACCAATGCTAGGAGTGGCTTAAATGCAAACGCAAGAAATAGTCGATGCCATTTTCGATGTAAAAACAAATGGCGAATTGAGTGAACTTTTTACAGCTATTCGTGATGCTAGAAAGGCATTAGCTTTAAAATCTCGTAACACTTGGCATATTGGACAAGAAGTTAATGTTGTTGAAAGAAACAAAACTACTTCTGGTACAATAAAGAAAGTAAATCAAACTAGGTGTGTAGTAAAACTTCCGAAAGGAAATTATAATGTGCCTATGTCAATGTTAGAGGCAACTTAAATGAAACTACCATATATTGTTAGAGTCAGAGTCATTGGAGAATGGTGGGAAGAATACGAAGTTCAAGCAGAAAATTCTAGTGAGGCTTGGGATAATTGGCATGATGGTGAAAAACTAAATGATGAACCTATTGGTCTTGATGCATTAGAATGGGAAGTCGAAGATGTTAAACCTGATTTTTATGAGGATGATTATGATGAGTAACGCAGGAACAGACAATAAAACTCAACGAATAATTGATGCAGTAACTGAAGTATGGAAACTACCTGATCGTGATGATCTTTTAGATGATTGTATTGATTATGTAGCAAAAAACTATATTCATAGCTATACAATTCACCACTTAGTGATTGAGTTCTTATCAATGAAATGCGCTGATGCTCTATCCACAGCAGACCTAGAATCTATGGCAAGAGCAGAAGAAGAAAGTAAAGTAAGCACATATGAAGAAGCAACACAAGGATTATAATAATGAAACTCATTGAAAAAGTTTTCTTTTACGGAGACTACCTTGCTGATAGAACCGCAAGTGGTCAAGAGGAAAGTGGTGTTCGTTTAATGCACAACATACACCAGAAGCTAACCAAAGAAGAAACAGAAGAATTATATAAGTTAGTTATAAAAGGATTAAAATATTGTGGAAGTAAAAATTAAACTATCAAATCCTAGCAAAATGCCATGTTATTCATGGGATTTGCAGGCACTAGATGACTGTATCGGATCTAAAGATTCCGAGGGTAATCTTGTGCCTGCTTGCACCATATGTTATGCAACAGAAGGCTTCTATGTAATGCTCAACGCTATAAAATTGAGGGAATATAATCAAGAAGATTGGAAACGAGATAGTTGGACAGATGAATTTGTTTACATATTGAGGGATCAAACATTCTTTAGATGGTTCAGTAGCGGAGATATTAAATGGTGGAAATTAGCACAAAAGATATTAGAAGTCATGGAACGTACTCCGCATTGTAAACATTGGTTGCCGACTCGTATGTTAAAACCCAAGTTTAAAAAGCACGTTGCAATAATAAACAAGATGGCAAAGTTGCCTAATGTTTCAGTACGTTTTAGTTCTGATAGTATTGATGGCACATACACTAAAGAACATGGCTCAACTATAATACCTTACGATGATAATAGACCAGGTGTTAAAATATGTAGGGCTTATGACAATGGCGGTAAATGCGGAGATTGTAGAGCTTGTTGGGATAAAAACGTACCAGTAATAGCCTATGTAATGCATGGTCGTAAAGCTAAAAAGTTATTGAGGACAGTAGCATGAAAGGATATTTTATAAATCCAAAAGATAAAACAATAAAAGAAATAGTTATGTTTACTAAAGATGTTGATTTACAATCTTTAATAAATACAGTTCATCTTATATTAGGGGTTGACAAAATTGATGGAATGCTGTATAATTCATATAGCTTTCTTTTTTATCAAGAGCAACACGATTCTCACAAGAAAGATTATAAACATTGGTTTGAAATTGAAGGAAATATAAAACCTAAAATTATATTTGGATCAGCTTTAATTATATTACCATTAGAAAAAGAAATTACTTCTTTTAATATTACATTTTTAAATACGTATACTCCGCCAATAAAAGATTTTGAATTATGAAAAAGAAAAAACTTAAAAAATTAAAAAAAACAATGCGTTCCATTCAAGTAGAATGGTTGCGTACTTTATTACCAGAAGAAGATAGAAAACAAATTAATGTGAATAATATATCTGAATATTTAAGTGATCAAACCCATACCTTTATTGATGGGCAATTAGAATTATCTTTTATGTCAGACAAGTGGGTATTAAAAAAATTAAAAAGAAATCCAGAAATTAAAACATATAATGAATTGATGGATTATATAAAATTAACAAATGTCAGGAGAGATACATGGACAACTATATAATAAAAGTATTGATGGATGGAGATAAAGAACCATCAGAAATTTTAAACTTTGGAAATTCTCCAGAAGAAATAATAGATAATCTTATTCAGATTGAAGGCATAAAATATTTATACCATATAAAAAGAGTAAATGATGGAGAGATGTGGGATTTCAATGAAGAGCTTGAACCACTCAGAAAAATAAGAAAAATAATATTACAAGAAGGGGATGGAGAATTAATTCTTAAATTATTACTAAGAGAAGAAGAAGAAAATGAAAAAGATCCTTCTGAAAAATTACATTAAATTAAATTATGCTTGCAATCGAGGTCGTTTTGTGGTATAATTGTTGGGCTGAACAGAGAAAGAGAAATAGAATTGAGTATCGGGATACCCTCTATCTCCTAAAAAATAAAACCGATTATGTCTCGTAAGGGTAGACTGCTCAAAAACCCTTACACTAAAACTTAATATTAATATTTAATTAGAGGAAATAAATATGGCTATACAAAATGGTAAAGCAAAATGGGCAAGTATAACTACACCCAATACAAGATACGAACCAGTATATTCTATTAATCTTATAGTTGATGATGATACAGCTAATGACTTTGCTTCTCGTGGACATAAAATTAAGCAAGAAGAAGAAGGCATGGCTCTCGTTATTAAACGTAAAGTTAATGGTCCAAATGGTATGGTTCGTGCCGCACCTCGTTTATTCGATGTAGATAAAAATGAGGTTGATGTTCAAGTTGGAAATGGCTCTGATGTTCGTGTTCAATTTAATGAATATGAAGGTGAGAATAAATATGGTCCTTATAAAGGATTAGATTTACAAGCTGTTCAAGTATTAGAACTTGTTCCTTATAAATCACTAGATGGCGAAGAGCTTCTTAGTGATGGGGAGGAATTCTAAATGAATAAAGAAGCACAAAAACCTTTCATCACTATTGATGATGTACAAATAAATGTTGAAGACTTACCTGAAGATGGTCAAGCTATCTTTGGTAGAATTCAACGCTTGAATCAAAAGAAAGTTAATCTTGTATTAGACTTAGAAGAAGTCAACGCAGGATTAACCTCTTTTACAAGCAGTATTATTAGTATTGTCAATGATGATGCAGGTGTAGAAGACGAAGACGAAGAAGAATCTGACGATTCTTAATTACAACTAGCTAGATCTACGCTGACAGCAATGATGTGTAGGTCTAGCTTTTTAATTTCAGGAGATAGAAATGGAATTACAAGAAAGCACATGGTCAGAATATAAATTACCATGTCCGAAATGCGGTGGATCAGATCCAGTCGCTAAAAATAAAGATGGATCAGCTAAATGTTTTAGTTGCGGAACTTTCTTTTCTTCTTATGAAGAAGCTATTGAAGGAAAAGTAATACTTAAAAATAATAATTATAAAAAAGGAAGTACTTTTTTAAGTTCTTATACTGGAGTATTTGGTTCTTTAACAGACAGAGGAATATCTGAAACTGTTGCAAAAAAATATGGTGTTCGTATAGTATATAATAATAGCGGTGAAATAGCGCAACATATATATCCTTATTATAATGGCAATGAAATTGTCGGAACAAAAACCAGACTTGTTGTAGATAAAGATTTTAGATTTCATGGTACATATGAGGGTACAGGATTGTTTGGGGAACAATTATATACTACAGGTGGTAAATATCTCACTATAACAGAAGGTGAGTGCGATGCATTGGCAGTTGCTGAATTAGGTATAAGATCTGCAGTTGTCTCTATCAAGAGAGGATCTGCTGGTGCTGTAAAAGATATTAGAGAAAGCATAGAATTTGTAGAATCTTTTGAGAATGTTATTCTTTGTTTTGATAATGACAAAGCAGGTAGAAAAGCAGCTAGACAAATAGCTCGTATTTTAAAACCTGGTAAAACTAAAATACTTAAATTGCCAGATGGATATAAAGATGCAAACGACATGCTTAAAAATAAAAAGTTTGCAGAATTTACAAAGGCTTGGTTTGAAGCAAAGGTTTATACACCATCAGGTATAATAGAATTGTCCAGTAAAAAATCTAGCTGGTTAAACAGAGAGATAAAAGAAAGCATAGCTTATCCTTATGAAGGATTAAATAAAAAGTTATATGGTTTAAGAAAAGGAGAGTTAGTAACTCTTACTGGTGGAACTGGACTAGGTAAGTCTAGTGTTACTCGTGAGTTAGAACATTGGTTAATAAATCAAACAGAAGATAACATAGGTATCATTGCTTTAGAAGAAAATTGGCAACGCACAGCAGATAGTATAATATCTATAGAAGCAAATGATAGAATTTATATTAATGAAATAAGAAATAAATATACTGATGAAGAACTATCAGATTTGTTTGATAAATCTATTCCAAATGGAAGAGTTTATATTCACGCACACTTAGGTGTTAATAATATAGATGAAATCTTTTCTAAGTTAAGATATATTATAATAGGATGTGAATGTAAGTGGGTAATTATAGACCATCTACATATGCTTGTTAGTGCATTAATGGATAGTGATGAACGCAGAGGAATTGATGTTTTAATGGCTAAACTACGAAGTCTAGTAGAAGAAACAAATGTTGGTTTAATATTAGTATCTCATTTACGTAGAGTCGGTGGAGATCGAGGACACGAGAGAGGTGTTCAAGTATCACTGAGTCATTTAAAAGGCTCCCAAGCCATAGCTCAACTATCCGATTGTGTTATTGCGCTTGAACGAAATCAACAAGCAGAAGATATAACAGAAGCAAACACTACTATAGTAAGAATATTAAAATCAAGATACACAGGATATACAGGCTATGCTTGTTCATTACTTTATAATTCTGAAACAGGTAGATTAATTGAATTAACAGATGAGGTAACATTTGAAAATGAAGACACAGATGACATCCCATTCTAAAATAATTTTTGATCTTGAGTGTAATGGATTAAAACCAGATAAAATTTGGTGTATTGCAGCAAAAGAATTAAATGGTCAGACATATACATATGGTCCAGAAGATATAGAATCGGGCATTGCTTTTTTATCAGAAGCCGAGACTTTAATTGGACACAATATTATAAGTTTTGATATTCCTATTATCGAAAATCTTTATGGTGTTGATTTAATAAAAGAAGTTCCTAACATAGAAGATACATTAGTAATGTCTAGATTGTTTAATCCTGTACGAGAAGGCGGACACAGTTTAGAAAAGTGGGGATACAAAGTAGGCTCTCTTAAAAAAGAAAAACCTTTGGATTGGAATATATTTGATCCTAAAATGATTCCTTATTGTATTCAAGATACTAGAATAAATGAAGCAGTTTACCTTGCACTATTAGAAGAAGGAAAATATTTTAGTAAAGAATCAATCGAAATAGAACATGAAGTTTCTAAAATATTAGATACTCAAGAAAGGAATGGTTTTTATTTTAATGAACAAAAAGCTATGGAACTTCTAGCATCTTTAAAACAACGAATGAAAGAAGTAGAAGAAGAAGTTCATGAAGTATTCAAACCAAAATGGGTAGACGATAAAAAAGTAACTCCTTATATAAAGAAAGACGGCACTCTTTCCAAGAGAGGTTTGACAGATGAAGAATTTAAATCTGGTATTATAAAACCTTTTATGAGAAAGAAACTTCAAGAATTTAATCTTGGTAGTCGTAAACAAATAGGTGAATGCTTACAAGACTTTGGTTGGAAACCTGAGAGATTTACACCAACTGGTCAACCTATTATAGACGAAGGAACTTTAAATAAAGTTAAGCACATACCAGAAGCTAAATTAATAGCTGAGTTTTTATTGTTACAAAAACGAACTGCTCAGATTGGCTCATGGCTTGACGAATTAAAAGGTGATAGAATTCATGGCAGAGTAATATCAACAGGTACAATTACTTCTCGCATGAGTCATCGTAATCCTAACACCGCACAGATTCCGTCTGTTAAAAGTCCATACGGAAAAGAATGTAGATCTTGTTGGACTGTACCCAAAGAATATAAATTAGTAGGTATAGATGCAAGCGGTCTAGAAATTAGAATGTTAGCACACTATATGAATGACGAGGAATATATAAATGAAATCATTAATGGAGACATACACTCCCGCAATCAACAAATTGCAGGACTTAAATCAAGAGATCAAGCTAAAACTTTCATATATTGCCTCATATATGGTGGTGGAAACGCAAAGCTTGGAGCAGTGGTTGGTGGAAGCAAAGCAAGTGGCAAAAAGCTTAGAGAACGCTTCTTTGATAATCAACCAGCATTTAAAACTCTTCGAGACAGAGTTAATAGAGCAGCGAAAAGAAAATATCTTAAAGGAATAGATGGTAGAAAAATATTTGTAAGATATGAACACGCCTCCCTTAATACTTTATTGCAGGGTGGTGGTGCAATCGTAATGAAAAAAGCTTTAATGTTATTGAACAACAAAGCAAAAGCAAGAAACCTGGATTATAAATTTGTTGCTAATGTCCACGATGAATGGCAAGCAGAAGTACACAGCGCACACGCAGAATACTTCGGTAAGTTAGGTGTAGAATCTATACAAGAAGCAGGTGAACATTTTAAACTTCGCTGTCCTTTAACAGGAGAGTATAAAGTTGGAGACAATTGGTATGAAACGCATTAAAAATTCAAGTAGAAAAGGAGACTTAGCAGAGTATTATGCTGTAACATGGTTGTGGGATAAAGGCTTTGAAGTATTTAAAAACTGTGGATGTACTGGCATTGTTGATTTAATTGCTATAGATAAAAACGGCAACACTAGATTAATTGATGTCAAAACTTTCCACAAAGATAATAGATGGGGTGGAACGTGGACAAATATTTCTGCACCTAGAAGTATAGAACAAAAACAAAAGGGTGTTCAAGTATTAGGCTTCAATCCTAAAACAAGAAAACTAAGATTTGTGGAGCATAAAACATGAAAAAAATAGATACATTGGTAGAAGATATTTACGAAAAAGTTTCGGTTGTTGCTGAAGGAGAACAGCTTGATGTAACAGACGAGGCTATAGACAAATTTGGAGAGGGCATGAAGGAAGCTCTTAAAACTTGGTTAACTCCTCATAAAAAGAAAGAACCTACTTTAAGAATGTCTAATATAGGTAGACCAGAAAGACAGCTTTGGTTTGATATGAACTCGCCAGCAACTGCGCAATTACCTTCTCCTGCAACCATGATTAAATTTTTACTTGGTCATTTAAGTGAACCCCTAATGGCATTCTTAGTAGAATTAGCAGGGCATACAATTACTGATGAACAAAAGGAAATCAAAGTAAAAGGTATAGTAGGTCACATGGACTGCAAGATAGATGGCGAAGTTGTTGATATGAAAACAGCATCTCGTTTTGCATTCACAAAATTTGTGAACGGAACTCTTGCTGAGTCAGACCACTTTGGTTATATTGCACAACTCACAGGCTATGAAAAAAATGAAGGTACAGACCAAGGTGGATTCTTAGTACTCAATAAAGAAGGCGGTGATCTTTGTTTCTTTAAACCAGAAGAACTTGACAAACCAAATATAGATGTTAAAATAAGTAATATAAAGAAAACAATTAAAAGAAAAACTCCGCCTCCCAAATTATGTTATGCTCCAGTAGCAGAAGGAACTTACGGCAACTATAAAATTGCAAAGCCTTGTAACTACTGTCCGCATAAATTCCTTTGTCATAAAGATGCTAACAACGGAGAAGGTTTAAGAGTTTTTAAATATGCGAAAGGACGTGCTTACTTTACAACAGTAGCTAAGAAACCTAACGTGTTAGAAATTACACATGTCGCACAACGGAGTGAGTCGAGTAGTTCTTGGAGAGGTCGAACAGATAAATATGCGCAAACCTAGAGTAAAAAGACCTAAAGAAAAAGACTTACCAAAAGGATATGATTCCAAGTGGGAATATAATCTACATAAAAGTGTTCTTAAAACTTGGGAACATCACAGAGGATTAATAAAATACTCTGTTCCACATAAATATCATCCTGATTTTCTCAAAATTATTGATGATAAAATAATATATCTTGAAGCTAAAGGTAGGTTTTGGGATTACGCAGAATACAGTAAATACAAATGGGTTAGAGAATACTTACCAGAAGATTGTGAATTAGTATTTTTATTCTCTGATCCTTATGCACCTATGCCTCAAGCAAAGAAACGAAAAGACGGAACTAAACGAAGCCATGCGGAATGGGCAGAGAAGAATAAATTTAGGTGGTTTGATAAGGATAATATTCCTAAACATTGGAGAGAAGAATGAAAGAAAAAGATAAGATTGATTATAAATTCAACGAAGCAAATACAATAGCACAAATAAAAAGATATGTAGATAGAACTTATGAAAGGCATTATGCTAATGGTAAGTATCAAGCAACTGATATG